ATCGTCTTCATGTTCGTTTAAGAGTCTCTCCCACAGGGCTTTGCGGTCATGCTCGCATTCCTTAATCTTACCATTAAGGTACCAGACCGCCACGAGCGTGAATGCCATTGAAAGTCCCTGCGCGGACGCCTGTTGAGCGATTTGGTCAAACAACGATGTCATAAATTAATATTAGTTACCTCATAAAATATGCCACAAGGGCGACTACAATGGAAGGCAGAATGAAGTCTAGTAGACCCTTAAGTGTCCATGCACGAGGTTCTAGGCCACCGAAGTAAGGCATGTTTTTGCGCAGTCCTCCGTAGTTCTGCTCGATGTTGCGGTATTCGGCCTGGGCGTATTCACGGCCTACGAAGTAAAACGAACCAGCAGCAGCACCAGTCCACCAGTCACCGATGGCAAGACCGATGATGGCTTGAATGACTAGAGCGATGACTGGGTGAGCAAAGTGGTTCATTACATTACTTTTTTGAGCACAACAGGAATGGAACTGTATGTGATTTGCATTGTCTCATTTGGTGCCAAGCATACGGTTGCCCCGGTTGTGTTTTGAATTGTTTGTCCAGACTGCTTGATGTCGCTAACGGTTCCACCAAGGACATACAAGTTGGTTTGAGTGTGTCCGTTTGTAAACGTCCAAGGACTTGCTCCAACAGTTTCTCCAGCAAGTGTCTGAAAGTTGTATCCAGTGTTCGCTGCTATAAGACACATTGTGGTGCCGCTTGCAGTGTCGATAAGGCCGCCTGTGGTATTTCCAGTAACATCATTGCCAGTGACTTGGAATGTATCACAAGTTCCTTCAACTTTGATGCCGTAGTTATTAGGTCCACGAGTAGCAACATTTCCAGCACGATGACCAGTAATGGTGAAGTCTGTGGAGTTGTTAAAGCGAAGACCAGCGTCAGTGTTGCTGCTTGAATGCCCTCCTGTGACAGTAATGTTTTTACATGCTGTTCCATTCACAAGAAGACCAGACTCTCCGTTGTCCACAAACTGGCAGTTTCCAAAGTCCAAGCCATCAACTGCGCCTCCTCCTGTGGCCTCTACAAAGCACCCGAACTTAGCTTGCGACAACCCAAACCAACAGTTGACGAACTGCGTGTCGTACACGCCTCCAGCGGGTGTAATGACAGCAGATGAAACTGCCGTTCCACTGGAATTGTTGCGTGCGGAGTCAAAAGCGCAGTTTACTGCCATAAACGCATAGCAGTTTAGTGACGCTGCTGGAGAAATGTTTAATGCAATTCCGTGAAGCGTAATGTTTACAGAATCCATAAACAATGTGTCTCCATTGTTTACTCTGATTCCAAAGTCAGGCTGATTGCCCGGAGAATCGTATGTCGCAAGAACGTCTTTAATTACAAGGCTTGAAAAGTTATCTGCATTGATTGCTCCTCCACCAGAAACAACATTTGCATCCCTAAAACGCAGTGATTCAAGTTGTACTCCAGAAGGTAACTCTGCCCCAATAACAGATCCCACATTAATACCAATGTAGTAGTTTCCAAATTCACAATCCGAAACCACCGATCCGTTTTTTAAGATGCTAACATGTGCCCCAGATGTCCTTGCTACAGAAGACACAACTTTTAAGGATTGAATCCCAGAAGCAATTCCTAAAGCCAATACATTTCCAGTTGCGCTGGTTGTGGTAAGCACTGATCCATATGGATTTTGACCAACCAAACGAACGCCATTAGGAATTGTTAAAGATGAGATCTTGTATGTGCCACTAGGAAGCTGAACATTTCCACCAAACGGAACAGAGTTTAAGGCAGCCTGAATCGCCGCAGTATCATCAGTGACCCCATCTCCCACCGCTCCAAACTGGAGCACTGAGACGATTCCGTTTAGCTTTGATGCGTTTTGAAAAGATTTGCTGCTCATAGTGTTGTTATGCGTTTTTTACTGTCAAAAACAGAAGCTGATCACCCAGTGCAGCTCCTGTGGTAAGTGTGACTCTCGTCGGGGTGCTTTCAGTGAAGTCCGTACCAGACAATAGCGCCAAGCCGTTTCTAAACACGATTAGAGCACCCGTCCCGTTAGGATATGTCATTGTCGTCAGGTTGAAAATAGTCTGACCAGCGGTGGCAGTAATAACCTGGCTCAAGAACGATGCGCTGGTAGGATTCGGAGCGACAGAAGTAACTGCTGCAACAAAAAGAAACTGATCTCCAACTTGCCCGGCTGCATCGAGCACAACTTGTGTCGAGCTGGTTTCAGAGTAGTCGCCAGACAACAAGAGTAACCCATTTCTGTAAACCTGAAGCGAGTTAGTGTTTGGAATGTAGTTAATCGTGGACAGGTTGAATGTCGTCTGTCCAGCAGCAGCAGTCTGAAGCTCTAGCTTGTTTGATACAGGCGCTCCAGATGCCGCCTCAACCTGAGACGAAAAGACCAAGGCATGATTTTTGTTCCTGATCGTAATCGAGTAGAAGGCGCCTTGGATATAGAACCTACTAGGAGTCCCCTGTCTACTTGGGTATCCACCAACAGTCCTCACCGGGTTAGCCGCAGGAATGGTCAATGCAGCGTCCCAGAACACGTTTACAGGGGCTGTTTCTGGATTCAGGTTAGACTGGCCGATATAGATGTAACCGCCCTCTAGCGGGGCTCCTGTCGTGTCAGTGAAGAATGGGAATGGAGATACGATGGAAGAGGACATTACTGGGACTCCTGTTGAGATTTGTTTTCGACTTTTGCCTCTTGGGCTTTGAGAATATCTGCGAGACGATTCATGATGGGAATCTCCTCAAGCGATCCTTGTTTAACAGAGGCCAGCTTCATCAATGATTCTCGTATTAATTTAGATTCGTATAGTCTGACCAAGCCAGTAGTGGCTGCTGCGCCGGCAATAACCCCTGGTATTCCAAGCATTTTTGTTAAAGCTGCGCCAATTCCAAACGGAACAAACTGCTGTCCAGTTGGAGGGTTAGCAGCAAACTCTCCGGCTCGTTTTGTAAATTCCAAGGCTCTAGTCAAACCTTCTAGTTGTCGCTTTTCATCGCCCTTGAAGATGATTCCAGTTTCATCCTGAAGTTTGTTAATCTTGTTCAAGAAGACATTGGAAGTAAATTTTTCAAGCCCTCCGGCATCATCTATTGCCTTGCGAATAACAGCAGTCCTTGCCGTTGCCCTGCCGGTTGAGTCGAGGTTATCATAAAGCCTTTGGATTGAACTCTTGTTCTGCGAAAACAACAATTCTCGAACCTTTTCAGGTGTGACATCTCCTTTGTTGAGGACTTTCTTTAAGGTTCCATCACGAAGCTCATCTGCCATGTCAGACAGATTTTTGTTTCCGATCTTCCACCTAGTGTAATCTGTTCTGCCACCCTCTGTCTTGATGAAGTCACCCATGTCTTCACGAAGAGCGTCATAAATCTTGCGAACTGACTTGTCTCCTTCTTCACTGACAGTGGCTAGTTCTGGAGCCTTGAACTGTAGCCCAAGCAGTTTTCTGCGAGCCTCAAGGTTCTTCAAATCCTTGCCCATCACATCCATGCCAAATGATTCAAGCTCTGCTATGGCCTTGTCGTATCCAACATCGCTGATCTGTCGTAGCCTTTTGATTTCATCATCAACAACCTGCACAGTCCGATCAACATTCGGCTGCTTGCCAGTAGCAGACAGCTTGTTGATGACGTCCATCTTCATTGCAGAGAACTTGTTGACGATGTCTCTGCGTCTGTTAGTGAGCTGCTCTGTCAACTCTTTCAAATAATCTGTGTTCGGAAGGTTTGCGCCAAAGTCTTCGACAAGAGTTTGTACAGCTTGACGTCTTTGCTTTTCTTGCTTTGCAAGCAGGCTTCCGGTTCCAAAAAATGTAAGCTCCCTGGCTTTTGCCAAGGCATTTCCAAGTGGCGTTTCTGGTGGGGAAACTTGTGATGTAAGCGGAGTGATGCCAACCTGTTCAGCCTCACGAAGTCCTCTGGGAGCATTCTTGGCTAAAGTCTGTGCCCCAGAAAGCGACGAGCCCATTATCCCGCCGCTAAGTCCTGCCAATAATTGACCGGGCACTCCCATGCCGGCTTGCTCTGCCATTTGAGTGGCTCCAGCAGCGCCTGCCGAACTCATCATTTGTTCAGCAGGCTGTGATGCCAATGTTTCACCAAGCACTGCCCTTAACGAGGTGGGAGCAGCGCCTGTCATTAACGCCTTGCCTACCCCAACACCAGCAGCAGTCTCGGCCATTGCGCCAGTCATTGCCTGGGCAACCTTTGCAGACGACATCTCAGCTTTAGGAACGCCAAGATAGGTCAGAAAATGCTGCATTGCCTCATCTGGCTTGCTATAGTTCGTTCCAAAGGTTCGGTTAATGCCTTCGAGTATCGGGCCAGTCAACGCAGCAGCAGCAGCGCCGGCAGCAGATCCAGGAATGGCTCCAACGCCAGCAAGCGGTGCTCCCATAGCTGCACCAGCCAACGCGCCGGCTCCAATCGTAGCTGCGCCTCGAAGTGCCCCACCTGCGATCTGTGCTGGTTCAGATGCTTGCGGCTCAATGTTGCCCATTGGCTGCTGAAGCATCCCAGCCTGTTCTACTGGCATCTGTACGCCAGCAGGAGCCTGTGGCTCTCCAAAATTTGCCTTGTAATCTCCTAGAGCAGCCTCGACAGCAGACCTCTCATCTGGAGCATCAATCACATACTCCTTGCCGTAAACATCGAGTGTAAATTCAGGCATATTACCTTCTGCTCTTAATTGTTACACCAGCGGGAGGAGTGTATGCGGGCGCATTGGGAGCGACAGGAATGTTGCCAGTGCTTATGGGTAGGCCGGGTGCGCCAGCAGGACTAGCAGCCTGCTTCTTCGCATCCTCAAGAAGCTGCTCGCTGCTTGGAAGCACAAAGATGTTCTTGGGATCAAGACCTCGCTTCCTGTATACGGGTTCAAGATTACTTTGATATTCTTTGTATTGCTTTTGCGGAGCTTGAAGCATTTTGAATGCTTGATCTTTTAGCTCCTTACGCTTCGCATCACTAAGCGAGCCATCATTTGCCAACTTTGCCTGAAGTGATCCTATGTAATCACTCAAAGTAACATTTCTGGTTCCTCCTTTTTCTGTGACACTAACAACAGATCCGGGATCGCCCATTTTTACAAACTGAGTCAAAAGCGTCTCGTCTCCAGATGCATTTGGAGCTGCTTCCTTCATCATCTCAAAAGCTGTGCGGCTATCAATGTACTTTCGCACAAATGGATTAGACTCAACGTGAGCACGTTCTGCCGCCTCAACATCAAATATCTTATCTTTATTTTTCTGAATATCGGCCAGAGAGATCCCGTTGTCTGCCTCGTACTGCTTGATCCTATTGTCGAGCAACTGATTCTCTGTGGCGGCCTGTTCTTTTCTGGCTTCAGCGAGTGTCTTTGTTGCAGTTCCAATCTCCTTCAAGTCCCCTGTAACAGCATCCCATTTCTTTCGATTTTTATCTCTCAAAAAGTTTGAGGCAGTAACCATTGCTTCACCATACTTCTCCTCATCCATCAGAGATTTTACTCCTTCTAAAAGGGTAACTGTCGCCTGAGCCTCCTTGTCATTTGGATTTATCTGCAATGAGTTTTGAGCGGCTTCTAAACTCTTATTAACAGAAGCAACAGCAACCTTAGGTTGGCCGGATTGAACCGAAAAAATTATGTCTGAAGAAATATTTTCAAGAGCTTTCCCCGCCCTAGGAAAGTCTTCAAGCATTTTTTGAAGTGGATCATAAGACGACGGAAGAAGAAAAGCTGTTCTAGTTGAAACGTCTTGTAGTTTTTCTTGAGTTGCAGATGTTGGATCTTTTAACAAGCTCATTACATCTTCACGAAGAAGTTTTTGTTGTTTCTTTGTTTCTTCTTGTTCAGCAAAGATAGACTTGCTTTGTCTCAACCCTTCTAGCGCAACGTCCCGAGCAGTTGTTGACTGTGCTGCATTGGCCTTTGCTGCTGCAATCCTAGCCCGCTCTGCGTCCATCTGAAGCGGTTGCATCTGCTGTGCAAACGCTGCCTGCTGTTGCTGGATGGCTGCATTCTGCTGCTGAATCGCAGACTGTTCATCCATCTGCTGGAGTTGCCGAATCCCCATCAGACTCTGAAGGAAGTTCTGAGCCGGAGGCTGCGGGATGTTGACGGTGTAGTCGTAAGGTCCGGCCATAAGATTAAGATTGAGCGTACCATCCACCTGGAGCACCGGGTCCTGCTGGCGCCTGATAAGCAAGCGGAGCACCTCCGTACATTTGCTGTGCCTCTTGATATGATCCAGCAAAGCCACCAGTGCCTATTCCAGAAGAATATGATGGCTTATTCAGCTGCTGCATCAGCATGTAGTTTTGAACTCCACCGCCAATAGCATTGCTAACTCCACCAAGTCCCTGAGCAAACGCATTTGCGGCACCAATCTGACCACCAGCCATTGCAGCACCTTGACCAACCATCAAGTTGCCAATGTTCTGAGCAGCGTTCTGTTGTGCTGCTGCTGTGCCAGCAGCAGAAGCCTGACCAGTACTGAGTAGGTTCTGAGCAGAACCAGATCCAAGGCTTGTAAGCCCAGCCAGCTTGCCATACTGAGCTTCGATGAGCTGGTTTAACAGGTTTGGCCTAAACTGAGCCAAGGCGCCTTGCACATTGCCACCTCGAAGGCCGCCAGTCGCAGAGGCATTTTGAAGCATCCCCTCTTCACCTTGCCGGGCCAACTCTTGGAACAGTGGTCCCTGCTCGATGTTTTGAATGGCCTGTCTCTGCCGCTCAACGCCAATCTGAGTGTACTTCTGGTCATCAAGAATAGGACGCATCAGCGCCTGACGCTGTGTGTATGCCTGTTCTTGTGCCTTAGATTCAATGTCTCTGATGCCAGCCGCAGTTTGCTGATTGAACTCAGCGACTAGATCTGCCTGAGCGTCTTTTCTTTTCTGGCCCTTAACTACTGGAGCCTTTTTGTAATCTGCGCTTCTTTGAAACGCCTTAAGCTCTACTGCTCTTTGGCGATTGTATTCATCTATATCGCTTTTTGCGATTTTATTGATGTTGGTAAGGTTGGCAAACTGAGGAGACTGTTGAAGCTCGTAAAGAGCACGCTGCCGCTCCGCTTCGCCGCCAAGACCAGCCAACGCCTGCATTGCTTGCACGGCACCAGGTCCAGCTTGAACATACGGCTGAGTCAAGTTTGGCTGACCAGCCTGAATGTAGGGAGAAAGCAACTCTCGAATAGCATCAAACTGACGACGTTGTTCGTCTAATGCTTGTTTTTGAGCCTTAGCCTGTAAGCCAGCCGCAGATTTTGAGGCCTTTGCAGCAATGCTTGCTCCTACAATTG